TTTCAGTGTCATGCCAAGACGACGGGCAAACGCGCGGCGGTAATACTCGCCCACCTTACCCATGGACATCCACACTTCGTTGGACCAAGTGTGCCCACCGTCGTCGGACCAGCGCAACATCATCTGAGGGTCGCTGCCTTGGCCGTCGTTAATGCCCACGCCTGCTTCACAGTCGATCTGTAGCGAATGCTGTGTGCTTCGTTTGAGGTTGTTAGTGCCGGTAGGCAGCGCGCGCCACGAACGCAACCATTTTTGGATGTCACCGTTGTCCGAATACACATCCAAGTCAAACGCGTACAAGTTGCCGTTTTCGTAGTCGCCCACGATAATTTCGTTGTTGTAAGACACCTGACAGTTTGAACGGTGCCGCGCAAACATGCTGTTTTCCCAGCCCGCGCGCTCATGCCACGCCTGTGTGGCCGCGTCGTACACCCAAGTGGTGTTGGCAGTAGGGAAGATCAGCACATAAAAAGTGTGGCCGTCTTGTTGGTAAGTGTACGCAAGCGCATCAGAGATGTCGGTGTACTGCTGAATCTGCCACTCAACAGCGTGGGTGGATATGCGCTTGCCCATGTAACCTTCGTTACGGTAGACAATGCCCTGCCCCCGCGCGTCTGCACCAAGCCAAAAGATGCTGTTGTCCATCTTGGCCACAGAATAAGGCGCCACGCAACCCAATTCGTTGAAAGCACCTTGGATGCGTTGCAACGGGAAGTTGGCTGTTCCGGCGTCATACCAAACTTCGATTGAGTTAACCCCAAACAGCCACACCTCACGGTGGTCTACGATAAGCGACACCAAGTCATCAGGATCGCCCTCAGCGCTTGCAAAAGCCAGCGGCTCAACGGAGGTACCATCAAGCAACGCAGTGACCCAAAAACGCGAGCTATTGGGCTCGTTAAACACAAAATAGCCGTCGATGTAGCCTACCGTCACCGCGCCAGCAAAATCTGGGTCAGTGATTTGGGCAAACACTTCGGTGTTTGTGTTGTAGATAAAACCATCTGGGTTACACGCAATAAAAACTTGCGTGCCATTGTCAGACATGGACACAGGCCCAGTGCCGGTGACAGTGCCGATCGCGGTGCCTTTTAGGCGTGTGCGACCGTATGTTTCGACTTTGTAAAATGTATCGCCTGAGACGGCGTACATCACATTTTTGACTTTCCACAACCCCCGAATCGGTCCTGATCCAATCGTTGCCTTGCGTGTCAGCCCAGGGCAGCGCGACAGAAACGCTGGCTCTTTGCCGGCTTCTGGCACGATTTCCGGAAACAAATTGACCATGCGGTTGTCCGCGGCGTTGACGCTGCGGGCCACATAAGATGAACCAAGGATTGGAGAATCCATCAGTAGTTACCAGCGTAGATGTTGAATCGTTGACGGTTGGCCACCATGGCGTATGGCAAGGCCATCACATCATCTGGGTTGTTGATGCGCTTCAAATCGCGCTTAGATGTCATCGCAATGCGTTGCACTTGTGGGCTTGGCTCAACACCAAACTCAGGCGCGAATTCCATCGCCAAGTTGTATGTGAACGCGCGCAAATAGCCTGGCGGATAGTACAACACAGTTTCAAGCGTTGCTGGTTGATCCAGCTCTTGCACCGAGATAAAGTGCCATTCCAAGTCCTGCGTGGGCTTGGGGTACACAGTCATCTGAATGTTTGGAAATTCCATGTTGACCCACATAACTTGCGGGTATGTGGATGTGACATTTTTAACAGCAATGCCATCGTATTGCTGCTGGTTGATGAACTTGATGCCATACGACACGCCGTTGGGGGCTTTGAAGTATGTGGCGTCATCCAATAAGACAGGGCGAACACCAACAAAATCACCGGTAGGGCCCAAGTGCATTTGAAGCACGCTTGCTGGCCAAGTGAACACTTGGTCGATCGTGTTAAAAATCATAAGCCGTTCAGTGTTCCACGACTCAATCATTTGGTTTAACGCCATCAAGGCGTCTTGAGACATGGCAGCCGAGGGCGTCTCGCCTTCAGCAAGAATACCCAGCAGACGCAGGGCTCTGTTGATCTGATCGCCAGCTGTGTATGTGGCCATAATTAAGCCTCTTCTGTAACTACTTTTCTACGGCGTTTAACTTCCAGCACATTTACGGGAGCCGCTTCGACTTGTTCAGTGGGCGTGTCTGGATTATAACGAACCCAACCGTTTTCTTCGTCTGCAACTGCTTCTGCTTCCATGATGGCAACTTTGGCGCCATGGATGTCGTGCTTCATGTAGATTACGGGCATTTATGCTCCTGAAAACGGGCCCGAAGGCCCGTTTAATTATTGCTGGTGAATGAGGCAAAAGTTTAAAACTACAGCTTCAGACAAAGACCCGCCTGTGATGTTGCGCACTGTGATAGTGGCAGAACCAGCAGACAAGCCAGTTACCCAAGCAGTGTACGAACCAGCCGTAGCACCGCTGTTAGCAATGGTCAAAATTACGGTGTCGTTAGCCGAAATGTAGCTGTTGGTCAATGTGAAACTCACACTGGTTGTAGCACCCAAGGCGGCGTTGTTCATCGTAATAATACCAGCAGACTTGTTCAAAGTCACGCCAGTAGATTTGCTAGTCGCTTGCGTCACAGTACCCTGTGCAGCCGCAGCGTAGCCCAATTCTTCAGATGCGTAGCATGTGCTGAACTCGGGGTCCAGATATGCAACGCCTGTTGCTTTGGTATTTGACATAGTGGTTCCTTTAAAAATGGGCCCCGAAGGGCCCACTTAGGTTTAGGCCAAGCGGTACAAAGACCAAGTGCCGTCGCCAGTTTTCACTGCACGGAACATGCCGGTAGTGCCAGCAGTAGCCGCGATAGTGGCCAAGCCAACAACAGTCCAACCTGTGCCAGCAGTCATGGTGATGACGCCGGTAGAAGAACCGTTCACATTACACACGCTGAAATCAAAGCTGCTGTTCACTTTAGCGCTTGACACAGTTGCTTCCAAAGTTGCCACAGCGGGCAAAGTGTAAGCAGATGCGGTAGTGCCAGGAGAACCAAGCAAGATGCCAGATGTGATCTGAGCAACAGTCAATGTTGCGCCAGTAGTGGCTGTGGGAGGGGTGGGTTGAACGCCAAGAATGACTTCGCTTAAGTTGCCGTCACCAACTTGGTAACCGCCTGCGCCGTTAGGTAATGCCATGATAAATTTCCTTTAAAAAAGTTACGAAGAAAGGGGCCGAAGCCCCGTTTCAGATTAGCCCCACAGACGAACGCCCATTTGAGGACGAATCGTGCTGAAGCCGTACAACACATCGATACGGCAAGGCATACGGTCGTTGTTGATGTCGTACTGACGCACCACACGCAAGCTGATGCCATTGTGCACTGCGCGAGCAGCCATGTCCACACCTTGTGGCAACAACAAGTCAGCAGTTGCGAAGGTGATGGCGTCTTTGTGGTACACCAAGTTCTGAGCGTAGGCAGTAGAAGCAGCACCCACGAACACAACAGCTTTGCTGTTGCCAGGGAATGCGTTCACAGTCGCCAAAGCGTTAGAAGCAGAGTAGATAGGTGCCACAGTGATGTTGCCAGCGCCAGAGCCGTCCAAAGTCACGGCAGCAGTAGCCACGAATTGGAACAACGAACCGGTAGACTCGCGGGTCTGTGGGTTCACAGCGTAGCAGTCAGCCACAGTGAACACATCGCCGATAGCAACGGTAGCGTTAGCGCCAGCACCAGTGATGGCGATGGTAGTTGCGCCTTCGCTAGTCACAGCAGCAGAAGTTGTGCCGCCGGTAGCTGTACGCGAACCGGTGGTGAACTGCTTGATAGACTGAGACATGTTGATTTCTTCAAAGCCCAACACGCCAGTGCCCATCATGCCGTTCTTGAACTGCTTGCTGATGGTGTCGGTGGGGTTGAACAAACCTTTCATGCCTTCAACCAAACCAGCGTTAGCGGCAGGGTTGACGGTAGCGTAGCGTGGAGTCATCACAGCTGCGTTTTCGTTCAGTTTTTGTTGAGCTTGCAACAAAACCAAAGAAGTGGCAGGAGTGGTGCCAGGGGTACCAACAGAGTTACCAATGCTCTTGTAAGCGTTGGCAACATCGGCGTCCACAGAGGAGGCCAATTGGCTGATACGAGGCTTCAACACGCGCTCTGCGAAGTCGTCCAATTGCATGGTCAATTCAGCAGATGTGAAGTTGACACCAATGTGCTTTTGGCTAGACACGGTCAAAGTGGTGTACTGTTCGTTGTCGTCTTGCACTTGCAAGGCGGCGCCGTCAGTCACCAAAGCGCGGTCGGGCAAACGGATACGCAAAGTTGAACCAATCTTGGCACCTTCAACAGCGAAGCTGTCGTCGTACTGACGGTTCACATTACGGGTGATAACAAGGTTGTTCTCGAGGATTTCGAGCGCCTTGCGGGTGATCATGTCGATCGTTAGGATGCTGTTTGACATTTAAAGTCCTTTGAAAAGTTAGCGGTTTTGTGCCTGTAGCTTCTTAATCTGTCTTGCGCGTTCCGCTTCAATCCACTGCGAAGTCGTCATGCTCTTGATAGAGCGTGGGTCCGTAGTGTCATGCGACGGTGCACCAGTGGTGCGTGCAGTGACAGGAGAAATCGGCGCGGGCGCAGATGTCGTTCTTTTAACCGGTGGATTGTCAGCCAATTTGGCCTCGATCTTACCGATTTCTTTCGCCTGCAGGTATGGCGATAAGCGAGAAATGCGTTCTGCATCTTTGGGGTTGGAGCCGAGGTAGTAAGCTAACTCAGGACCAATCTCTGAATGCTGAATCGTTTCAGCCATCACGGTTGTGATCGGTAGGTTGGGGTTGTACGCGACTTGCTCGAAGTCATCATACTTGTCCCGTGCCTGCTCTTCACGCTCTTGATAGCTTTCTAGAACTTGCGTTTGTTGCTTCGCGGCTTCGCGTTGCTGGACTAGCTTCTCGGCCTCTGCACGGATGAACTCCGCGTAGTCGTTAGGCGATTGAAACTGGTCAGGCGACGGTAGATCGGTCGGCACGACTTGCTTTTCAGCAGATCGTTGCGCTTGTTCGCGTTCCCACTTTCGTTGCTCTCTTGCGAGGCGTTTGCCGATCATTGCATCGATTTCAGCCTGAGAATATTTTTTTTCTTCTACAGGTTGTTCTTTGCTCTCATCAGCGACTTCCGGCGTATTTTCAACAGTCTCTGTGGTGGCCGTCACTTCAGGGGCTGGCGCGGAGTCAACTTCCGCTAGGGTTTGGACTTCTTCAGTCATTTTTTGAATCCTACGATTCCCTGGTGTGCTGCGCCAGTACAGTTTGTTTGTATTATGCGCTCAAAGCAGCCACTTTGTCTTGGAA